TGGATGTATTGAGAGCACAAAAGAATGAGATGGAATTTGGTCTGCGTCATGCGCAGAAATCTTTGAATAAAGCAATGGTAATGAAAGGTGATAGCGATGAGTAAATTTATTTTGGTTGATACTATTTCCCAATACCGCATGCGTTATGTTATTGAAGTACCCGATGATCATAACAAACGTGAGTATCCTTGTGATGCTGACACATGGGCAGCTGACACAGTTACCTCTGAAGAGATGCGAGAGTTTTCTCAACTTTGGATTGGTGAGTCTATTCTTAGCACTCGTGAAGTTACAAAGGAAGAAGTTATCACAATGTGTGACAAAGAAAATGAGTACTGTTCTTCATGGTCTGATGAACAAAAGATTGATACCTTTGTTACTGAGGTTGGATATAAGAGGAACTATTAATGTTCATGTTCGATGTGGAGACATTGGGTGTTGAATCCACTTGTGTTGTACTTAGTGCAGCATTAATACATTTTGATCCAGAGTTACGTCCAACTTATCAAGATCTACTGGACAATGCATGTTTTGTTAAGTTAGATGCTAAAGATCAAATTAGTAGATTGAAGCGTACTGTTGATAGTGGAACTTTAGAATGGTGGAAGACTCAACACGAATATGTTCATAAGGTCTCATTTAAACCATCCAAGTCTGATATACTGGCTGAAGATGCATTGAATGAACTTCATTCTTATATGAATAAAATTCCAAATGCTCAGAAGCAAACTATGTGGGCTAGAGGTTCTTTAGATCAAATGGCAATCGATTCATTGGCAACTAAACTTGATATGCAAGTGATAACAGGGTATGCTATGTGGAGAGATGTAAGAACTGCAGTGGACATTCTCTACGGAACTACAAATGGATATTGTCAGATTGATCATCCTTTGTTCAGTAGAACAAATGTAATTAAACATCATCCTGTACACGACTGTGCTTTGGATGCAATGATGTTAATGTATGGAAAGATTTAATGGAATTTTATACAAGTGTGCATCCTTTTGGAGATAAAATTCTCGTAAGAGGATACAATAATGGTAAACAATATCAGCGTAAGGTAGATTTCTGCCCTACGCTGTATGTCAATTCTAACAAGCCATCCAAGTGGAAGACACTTGATGGAACATATGTTGATGAATTAAAACCTGGAACTATTAAAGATACAAGAGAATTTATTAAACGATATGAAACTGTAGAAGGGTTTCCAGTTTATGGTAACTCTAATTATTCTTATCAGTATATCAGTGATACGTATGAGGGTGATGTCAATTGGGATATGGAACAAATTAAAGTTTTCACTATTGATATTGAGACTAGTACTGAGAATGGGTTTCCAGATATTCGTTCAGCCAATGAAGAGGTTCTTCTAATCACAGTTAAGGATCTTCAATCCAAACGCATCATAACATTTGGTTCTAAACCATTCGTACATAAACGTGATGATTTAATTTATGTTACATGCGATAACGAACATCAATTGTTAAAAGAATTCTTACAGTTTTGGCAGAACAGTTATCCAGATATTGTTACTGGTTGGAACACAGACTTCTTTGATATTCCCTATTTGATCCGCAGGATTGATAGAGAACTTGGAGATGGAACTGCCAAGAAAATGTCTCCGTGGAATTATATTAATGAACGCAAAACTTTTATTAAAGGTAACGAAGAACTTCACTATGATATAATGGGTATTAGTCAACTTGATTATCTTGAGTTATATAAAAAGTATACTTACAGTAAACAAGAATCTTATCGATTAGATTATATTGCCAACGAGGAACTGGGTGATAAGAAAAAAGAAAATCCAGGAAATGATTTTAAAGATTTCTATACCAATCATTGGCAACAATTCGTAGAGTATAACATACATGACGTAGAGTTGGTTGATAAACTAGAAGATAAAATGCGTCTTATTGAGTTACATCTTACCATGGCATACAATGCCAAGATTAATCCAGAAGATGTTTACTCTCAGGTTCGTATGTGGGATACGATCATCTATAACCACTTACGTAATAGAGGAATTGTTATTCCACAGAAAGAATATTCTGGTAAAGATACTCAATTTGAAGGTGCTTATGTTAAAGATCCACTGGTTGGTATGCATAAATGGGTTGCCTCGTTTGACTTGAATTCATTGTATCCACATTTGATTATGCAGTATAACATTAGTCCAGAGACTCTGACTAGTGAAAAGTTATCTGTCACTGTTGATAAACTACTCAATCAAGAAGTTGATACTAGTTACGTTAAGCGTAGAGATCTTACATTGACTGCGAATGGTTGGACATATACCAAAGAAGTCAAAGGGTTTATGCCTGAGTTGATGGAAAAGATGTACTTTGATAGAAGCAAATTCAAGAAACAGATGTTAAAAGCTGAACAAGAATATCAGAATGATAAGTCCAAGAAACATTTACTTAAAGACATTTCTCGTTTAAACAATCTGCAGATGGCGATGAAGATTGCATTAAACTCTGCTTATGGTGCCATGGGTAATCAGTACTTTCGATACTTTGATATTCTTATGGCTGAGGGTATTACTACTTCTGGTCAGCTGTCTATTCGTTGGATGGCCAATAAGTTAAATGCATTTCTTAATAAAACACTTAAGACAGAGAACAAAGACTTTGTGATTGCGATTGACACAGATTCGATTTATCTTACATTAGAAGAATTAGTTGAACGAACATGTGATGGTAAAACTACTGAGCAAAAGATCAAATACATGGACAAGGTTTGTGAAGATATCTTCCAACCATTCATTGATAGTGGATATCAAGAGTTAGCAGATTACATGAATGCATTCTCTCAGAAGATGCAAATGAAGCGAGAAGTTTTGGCAGACAAAGCGATCTGGACTGCCAAGAAACGCTATGTTATCAATGTTCATAACTCTGAAGGAGTGCAGTATGCTAAACCAAAAGTTAAAGTCATGGGTCTTGAGATGGTTAAGTCTTCCACTCCAGCGGTTATTCGTGATAAACTTAAAGAATCAATTGATGTTATCCTTAGGGGTGACGAGAAAATTCTACATAAGTATGTTATGGACTTTAAGAAAGAGTTTGAAAAGTTACCAGTAGAAGAGATTGCATTCCCACGTAGTGTTAATGGAATGAAGAATTATGCTGGTTCTTCAATCTATACAAAGGGCACACCAATACATGTTCGTGGAGCATTGTTATACAATCATCATTTAAAGCGTATGGGTTTAGATAAGAAGTACCAACCAATTCGTGATGGTGATAAAATTAAATTTGTTTATGTTCGCAAACCAAACCCACTACAAGAAGATATTATTTCTTTCAGTCAACATCTTCCAAAAGAACTTAATTTAGAATCATACATAGATTATGATAAACAATTTGAAAAGGTATTTCTTGATGCACTTCAGATTGTAATTGAACCACTTGGTTGGAGTACTAAAGAAGAAAGTTCTTTGGAGGATTTCTTTGGCTAATGTCAGAATTATTAAAACAGGTATCAATGTATCTAAGATACTTGCACAACTACGTCAGTATCCAAAAGACTGGGGTGCACAAGCAAACATAGAAGGTGTTAGTAATCTAATAGATGATTATGGATTCCCAACAGTAAATGCTGGTGTTCTGCAGTTAATTATTGGAGTTGTTGCTAGCAAAGATGAATATGTTGGTGATAGTCAGATATCTTCACCAACTCCTGCAATAACACACCACACAGAAGTTATTAGTTTCTTAAAGAGACATTTTAAGAAATTTGATCGATGTGGGTTCTTATCATTACCAATAGGTGGTGAAGTTGGACAGCATATTGATATTGGAAGTTATTATCAAACAAGAGATCGTTATCATCTTGCACTACAAGGTTCATATGACTATACAGTTGGTGGAGAAACTGCAAGAGTTAATGCTGGGGATCTTATCTGGTTTAATAATAAACTATCACATGGAACTAAAAATATTGGAGACTGCGTAAGAATTACATTCGTCTTTGATGTTCCACACTCTAAACATAATCCATAGTTGTCTTGCAATTATACATAGAGTATAATATATCAAAAAGGAGAAGATATGAAAGTTTTTAAATTTTATGCACAGTGGTGCTCGCCTTGTAAATCACTCACAGAAATTATTAAAAAGGCTGGAGATAAAATCACAATGACTATTGATGAAGTTGATATTGATGATAATATTTTTATGGCACAGCAATGGGCTATTAGATCTGTTCCAACAATGGTAATTGTTGACGATGCAGAAAAAGAAATTAAACGACATGTTGGTCTTATGAATGAAACACAATTGTTAGAATTTTTGAAAGTATAATATGAGCATTTTAGATAAATTAAAGAAGAATACTACGATTAAGGATTCAGCAATCCTTGCACAATCAAAATTCTTTGCCAAGAAGGATATGATTCCAACAAGCATTCCTATCATTAACGTGGCATTGAGTGGTCGTTTGGATGGTGGTTTAGTTCCAGGATTGACAATGTGGGCTGGTCCATCGAAACACTTTAAAACTGCTTTCAGTTTACTGATGGCAAAATCTTATTTGGACAAATACTCAGATGCAGCACTACTCTTTTACGATTCTGAGTTCGGCACTCCGCAATCTTATTTTGATACTTTTGGTATCGACACTAGCAGGGTGCTCCATACTCCTCTTACAGATGTTGAGCAACTCAAATTCGACATCATGCAGCAACTGCAAACAGTCGATCGAGGAGACCACCTCATCATCGTCATCGACTCAATCGGAAACCTTGCCAGTAAAAAAGAAGTAGAAGATGCCATGGAAGGTAAGTCTGTTGCTGATATGTCTCGTGCTAAACAGATGAAGTCTTTATTTCGTATGGTTACACCTCACTTGAATATGAAAGACATTCCCCTTGTTGTAGTTAATCATACATATAAAGAGATTGGACTTTATCCAAAGGATATCGTTGGTGGTGGTACTGGTTCATATTATTCAGCAGATAATATCTTTATTCTTGGTCGTCAGCAAGAAAAAGATGGAACTGAAGTTGTTGGTTACAATTTCATTATCAATGTAGAAAAGAGTCGTTATGTCAAAGAAAAATCTAAAATACCTGTCAGCGTATCTTTTGATGGTGGTATTAGTACATGGTCTGGTTTACTCGATATTGCTCTTGAATCAGGACATGTGGTTAAACCTAGTAATGGTTGGTACTCAAAGGTAGATGTAGAAACAGGTGAGGTTGAAGATAAAAAATATCGTATTAAAGATACTGATACCAAAGACTTCTGGTTACCATTGTTAACATCTAAATCATTCTATAATTATGTAAAGAACAAATATTCAATGGGTCAGGGTGATATGTTACAATCTGATGATTTAGATGCTGCTCTTAGTAGTTTGGAGTTTGAAGATTGAAAGAGTATGTAATAGTAGAAAATAAAAGAACTGGCGTGGATGCGATTAAGTTGACATCTGAGCCATATTCTGGTATAATCTTTTCTTACGGTAAGGTTGACTTCATTCCAGATGAAGAGAACTTTACATTAAAGATTAAATTTGATTATGAGATTTTAGATCAAGCCAGTAAAGTATTCGATACAAAAATATTCGAAACTTATATTGGCGATCTACTGCAAGAGTTAATACATGATGGAATTGCTAAGAATAGCATTACTTACACAGGCGGTATAGATGAGAATAGAACAGAAGATATTAAGCAATCTGATACATGATGAAAAATATTGTCGCAAAGTTATACCATTTATAAAAAAAGAATATTTCTCAGATAGAAAAGAAGCAATTGTAACTGATGAGGTTCTTAAATTCTTTAACAAATATAATAAAACTGCATCAAAAGAAATTCTTTCAATTGAAATTAGTAATAGAAAAGATTTAAACGATAAAGAATTATCTGAAGTAAATGAATATATTTCTACTTTAACTAATGAGCCATCTAATGAAGATTGGATGATAGAGAATACAGAAAAGTTTTGTAAAGATAAGGCAGTCTATAATGCGATTTTACATTCAATCCAAATCATTGACGGTAGAGATAAAGTCCGAACGCAAGATTCAATTCCTGGCATCCTTTCTGATGCTCTTTCCGTCTCTTTTGATAATCATGTTGGCCATGATTATATCGAGAACAGTAATGAACGCTATGATTTTTATCATAGGGTTGAAGAGAAAATTAGTTTCGACCTTGAGATGTTTAATAAAAT